TCGTTGTAATCCATTTCTCCTAATGCTGGTGCTCTCCCAGACATAGAGTCCATAACAGCACGTTCTCTGTTATAGTTATCTCCGTAAACTTGATTAGCTAAATTTCCTAAAGAGTCTGCTATCATGCCTGTATGTGCAGGGGAATTATAACGTCCAGCTTGTGCTACGTTCGAGTTAACGCCTGCGGTTACTTTACCTGACATCGTATTAAATAAATTATTTAAATACGGGTTTGTTGATGGATTAAGAAAAGCACCACCCATAACATTATTTGCATAATTTTGAGATTGATTAAGTAATTGATTACCTTGTGTTGCTCTTGCTTTTGCTAATTGTAATGCTGTTTCAGTTTCATTGGCAAAAGGAACATAAGTTTGATTTGGGTAATAATTAGGTACATCAGAATTAAATAATTCTTCCGCGCGTTGAAATCCTTTTTCTAAATACGGTGCTTGTGTTTGCCAAGGTTCCGTAATTGTTTGTGTTGTTTGCGTTCCTGCACTTTTACTCATTTTAATTCCTTTGTCATAACAATATGTTTAGCTTCATAATCCTTTAATTTTTTTATCCATCCTTTACGTCCGACTAATTCGATACGTTTACAGTTATTTTCTTTGGCCCAATCTTCTACTTGCGATGTCATTTGATCTAACCATTTTTTCATATTAGAACCACCAGCTAAGAACCAGCGACATACTTTAAATTTAGGATACTCTATTATTTGCGTTAGAACGGCCGACTCTACTTTATGTGTCCAACTTATCCATAACTGCATATCTTTTTGTAAGATACCGTCTAATAAGTTTTGACCATTATACGAAAAGTCATCATACATTACCGCTTTCAATAATAACGGTTCTACCTGTCCCCATATAATATGAACATTCTTAGGAGGAACATAAGAGATTATTCTATCCGATGATGATGTATTTGTACGTTCTATCTGTTTGACCATTGTTTGCATGTGTTAAAGTTGCGGTTTGTTTTCCTTGTGCGGACACATACAAGCTAGTTATTCCTGCCGACGCGTTTGACGTTGTTGGCATAAATACAATAACACTATCACCACCTAAACGTTTATCATTTAACGTTGTTGTCGTTGTCGACGCTGTTAAGGTTATTGAACCTGTACTGTTTAATTTTCCATCTAAGGAGTTGTTTGTAACAATGGCTATTTGTCGTCGATGTTCTTCTGCTACTGGATTAAATAACGGGACAGCCTGAAACTGGCCAGCCATTATCGTTTTCCTTCGGGTCTTGCTTCGACATCAACACCCTGCATATTCGTAAAGTTTCCATTTACGATAACTCTTAATCGGTGATACCTTGAATTAGTTCGTAAAGGACAATCACCTGATGCTTTTACGGTTACGGCACTTCCTGTAGTTAAGGCGTCTGCTTGGGAGGAACGAGTTATTGGTGTAACTGTTATTGTTGTGCTTTCTCCGTTTGCATCTACAATTGGACGTGCGTTAATTAATGTTGATCTTTTACCTTCAGCACCTTCAAACTCTGTTGTATCGACGGTTGCGGTCATTGACCCACCCATAAATTTACCAAACTTTTTAGCGCTCGAAAATCCTGCTAAACCAAGAACACCTTCTTGATAATAATATGAGTCTAATGGTTTTGGTAAATCATCTAATGACCCTAATACATCTAAACTTTCTAATGTTGTAAATGCTTCTTGNGAAGCTGTNCCAATAAAATCTAAATCTTGTCCTGAACAAGTTGACCATGAATTAGTTGCATAGTTATAAACAAGCATTTTATTATTAATTGTACTAGAACCAGTAGCACCAGAACCACGATAAGAAACAACATATAAACTGTTGTTAGTATCAATAGCCGAACATATTCCATCAAAGTTTGACGATAAATCTTCAAAAAAGAATTCTGAAATTTTACCTTGAGATATTGGTGTAATTTGTGAACCGTTAGTAATTTTATAAAATCCATCTTGTGATAAAAAGAATATATCAGAACCTACACTTGCAATTGACTTAGGCGCAAAGGCTCCAATATTATCTGCCACTTTAGAAAATTGGAATACCAATGGTGCCCCAATAAAGTCGGCTCTAAAAATTGCTTTGTCTGTAAAAATAACACCAAAACTTTCACCTCCTACTATTCCTTGTATGTTACCTGAGTCTGGTAAATCTTGGGAGTCAGAAAGAGTAGTCTGTGATGGGGTAAACGTGGTAGGATTATTTATCCCTGACCACTTTACGCGGTTTGAGTATGTAGTGCCACTTTCATTTGTATATCCAGTAAAAACAAAGTCTCTTATAACAGCAACATATTTAGCTTTTAGTGAAACTAAATCAGCAAAAGCGGTTGATGTTCCTTCTACAAAAGACTGAATATTATCAGCAAAGTTAGTAGCAATAACTCTGTTACCAAATTGGCAAAAGGACCAAAAGTCACGAGCATTTTCTGTAGTTGCATTATTATAATTTCCTGCTTTCGATTTATCGACAAAAACAATGTTAGAATTCATTTGATACAATTTTGTTGCATCACCACAATAGTTCGTTGTACCTGATGCACTTAGTTGCGTATGTAATCCTACGGCTGGTCCTGTCAAAGCTGTTGTTGTTAATTCTTTAAATGACGGGAAAGATTTATACCCTTTTGCTAAAGGAATGACATTGTCCACTTTCATGCTTCCTCTATTTTGAAAAGAAGGCATGTCAGACATTAACTGACCGAACTCAATCATCCTACACTCTTAGCTGTCATTTGTAACGGGCCCGAAGAATGTCGTCCTGACTCATCAGATGTATTCGCTACTCTTACAGCTTCCCTATACAATTCTGCCCANACACCTAATCGTTCATCTTGCATTAANAAAGGTGCACTTTCTAATAAGCATGCATATAAATATAAATCAGGATGGTTTGTTAAAATAGCATTAGTTGTATTGTCATCACTTAACGGTGTAGGTTTAGAATAAAAGGCCCACTCAATAGAATAATTACTATCAGGTGATGGACCAAAGTATAATTTTTCACCAATGATTGTATGATAAATAGGTTCCCCACCTGTTACCCCACCATAGTTTCTAATTAATTCAAAAGGTGACATATACCGTAAAACTATTTTAGGTGATGTGTTTAAAGAAACATATCTAAATTCTAAAAAGTTAGTTGGTAGATCAATATAATTTTGACCACCTGTTGCTGTTGCTGTTGCAACATTTTCCATAATACGTAAACGTAAATCTCTACCGTGTCTTGCTTCTGCTAATGCAATAAAATCAGGTATGTAAGATGTAAGATCATCGCGGTTTAAATAATTTGCTATTGATGTTTTTAAATTTGCAAATGTATCTAATGCCATTAAATTTCTCCGTGATGTGTTCTAAAATACATAAATTCGTTACTGTTTAATTTTTGTTTTATTTTTGGCCAATCGTTTTTATCAAAAAAATTAATTCCTTCTTTACGCCATTGATCAATTACTATTCTAGGAATACAAGCAACATGTTTCATTATATCACCGCTTTGATCTATGTGGTTCATTTCTATTTTATTCATATTTAAAATAGGTTCCACATCTTGCGTTTTATAAATAATAGACTTGTCCTCCGCTTCGTCATAATGAAAGAATTCTTGCACATCGGCTGGATTAAAGGCTTGGTTAAATTTAGTAAAATTTGGCATATTTCCTAGGTTTTTTAGGGTTATAAATTATTTATTTGACATATAACATTGTTATATAGTATAACATTGTTATGAATTATTTTAAAAAAAATTTAACTAATACAATTACAGTATTAGCATCTTATAGAGAAAATCAAAAAAATTATTTTGACCCTCTTATTGATGCTTTTGATTTTAGTTGTAAATATAAAAAACATTTTGAAAGAAAATCTTTTGTTAATGCTTTAGCTAAAAAATCAGATCAAGTTAAAAATACTATTTCTAAAACATCTTTAGATTTAAGTAATAAAGCTAAGTCTATGTATAATAAAGGAGGGGAATAATCCCCTCCCCTTAATTAAAATTTACGCTGTAGTTAAATCAAATACACCACCACTAGCTTTTTCATTTTCACTAACAAGTGTGTACTCAACGA